AATTAATTTCGGATTATCTGCTTTGTACAGGATATTACCGGATAATGAAAATTTCACAGCAGATGATGCAACACAATGGGAAAGAAGATTAGGATTGCCCGTTATGAGTTCTTATACGCCTTTGGAAACCAAAAAACAAATTATATGGCAAAAATACCAGTTTCCCGGAAATTTTTTAAACAGACAGAATTACCGGTATATTGAATATCAGTTGCAATTAGCAGGTTTTAATGTTTATGTTCACGAAAATTTGAATGGTGCTATCGATTTAATTAATTCCGGGACCCGGCATAGTTTTTCTTCACATCATGGATGGAATACGGAAATGGGCGGTGGGAGTATTGATATGGTTGCCAATTCGGCTTATCCAAATGAACAATTTGGAATAAGTGAAAATAAATCTTTATTTTTTATTTGTGGTGAATCATATCCTGATCCTGCAACCATAAGTCCTGATTTGAAAATTACATTCCGGAAATTGATTTTAAAATTAAAACCTGTAAATACCGTTGCTGTTTTAATTATCAATTGGGAACATTCAGGAGATTTATATGCAATGAATGGAAAAAATTTGTATGCAATGAATGATGAAAATTTAGTTTCTGAGAAATATACTTAAAAATGAATGTTGTTATAAAAATAGATAATTCGCAATGCAAAGAATATATTAATACTTTGAAGCAAATGCATCGGTCGGCCATGCCTGTAGTTGTAAGACAGACCTTGAATGATGTGGCATTTGATGTACAACAAAATACTTTGCCTGAAAAATACAAACAGGAATTCATTGAAAGAAATCCGACATTTTTAAAAGCATTTTCAGGAGTGAAAAGAGCCGAAGGTTTTGATTTGTCTGCAATGAAAGCCGAAGTAGGTATTACAAATGTTGGCAAAAGAGGTGGACAGGCAGCAATTGGTTTAACACAGCAGGAATTCGGAGGAGAAAAAAAGAAACCTTTTATTTATATGACTACTGCCAGGGCCGGCGGCAATAAAACTATGGTACAAAGAGGAAACTATATTAATAAAATAGGTAAAATTAAAGGCAAACATGCAAATGTATCCAGGCATTCAAGAAAATCAAATTTTATAGCAGCTGCAGTAATGGGCCTTAAATTGGGCAAATTTGTACTTTGGGAAAGCAAACATGGTGAAACTGCATTCTTAATTAAAGGCGTTTATTTTGGCGCCAATAATGCCGTTTCGGTTAATGTTTTGCCCATTGCTTCATATAAAGAAAACAGGGAACTTCACCTGGCAAAAAGGCCATTTGTTCATCCGGCATCATTGATCAGTCAGAAAAAAAGCGAACAATTTTTCGTTAAAAATGCTGAAAAGAAAATTAATAAAAAATAGAAAATTGAAAATCGAATGGGTTGGCAAGATGATATAGAAAATAACAGGTTTGAAATCATCACCGGTGATAAGAAAAGTTATTATCCAAAATGGAGACTGGCCAGCAAATCGCAGGAATATAATACAACTATTTTTGATTTTATAGGAGTTGAAGGTTCACTGGTTGACAGAAGAAAAGCAAAGGCCCGTAAATTTGATTTAGCAATATTTTTTGACGGTGAAAATGCTGTTCAACTTGGAAATGATTTTGAAATTTCGGCGCGGGACCTCCGCAAATGGACAATGAAACATCCTTATTATGGTGAAATAATATGTCATCCTATTTCGCTGGTTCAGAATAATGATATTCTAAATGTTACTGCATTCAATATTACGGTCATAGAAACGCTTTTGGAAGGTTGGCCAAAAGGCATGACAGACAATATTGATGCATTGCAGCAAATAACCAATACTGATATTTTAAATACCTTTTCTAAAATAAGTACGGTTGATAAGACTTCATTGAAAACATCGGTTAATAGATTCGATACGATATTTTCAAAAAAGATAATTAATACCGATCAGCTTTTGCAATTTAAAAAGAAAATATCCGATTCAATTATTGAATTGGATAAAGCAGAATTTTCAATTGTGGATTCCATACGGTCCATTCAGGCAATTATAGTTTATCCGGCAACCATAACTCAGACTTTAAAAGAAAGATTTAATATTCTTAAAGAAGCCATGGTTGATTTATTCAATAATATTGAAGGGACAATTTTCGGCAAAATAAAATGCGAATTACTGGCCGGTAATATTATTAGCAGCATGGCTGTAACATCTACCAACAATGATTTTCAGACAAGAAAAGAAATTAATGATTTTCAAAATAGCCTGGTAGATGCTTATAATCTTTACATTTCGTTTTTAGATTCTATTCAAACCGACAGGGCAGATACGAATAGTTCTTTTACGCCTGATTTCACTGTTTTGAATTCCCTGGATATTTTAATCAATAATGCATTATTAAATTTAAATGATCTTTTATTTACTTCGAAACAGGAACGTGAATATATATGTGAAAAAGATACGAATCTTATTTTGCTCACTCATAAATTGCTTGGTTTGGATGCAGATGATAATAATTTAATGACTTTCAAAAAGATTAATAATATTGGTTTAAATGAGATTTTTGCTATCAGGAAAAACAGGAAGGTGATTTATTATGTCTAATATAACGTTGAAAATAGGCGGAGTAGAATTTAAAGAATTTAATGCATTTAAAATAGCATTGAATTATAATGGCATTGCTTCTACATTTTCTTTTGATGCACGTTATGATCAGAGTAATAAAAATCACAGGAATTTATTTAAACCATTACAATACCAGGATTGCCAGGTATTATTCGATGGCAATGTAATATTGACAGGAATTATATTAAATCATCAATTAACTGCAAATCCCGAACCTACATTAAATAATATTTCCGGGTATTCAAAAACCGGAATATTAGAAGATAGTATATTGCCTCCTGATCAAATGCCTACGCAATTTGATAATTTAAATCTGAAAGAAATTGCTGAAAGTTTAATTAAGCCTTTTGGATTAAAATTGATTATTGATCAAGTCATACAAGATATTAATACTTTATACCCGGATAAAGAAATTACTTCTAAAGGGGAAAGTGCAACCAGCGATGATGAAAAAGAAAATTATGATACGATATCTAAAAAAGAACATGAAACAATCAAAGAATTTTTAACCAAACTGTGCCAGCAAAAAAATATTATACTTACGCATAATGCATATGGAGATTTGGTATTTACAAGAGTAAAATCGACCAAACAATCTATTGCAACATTTACAGAAAACAGGCCATCTACAAGAATTGCGTTATCTGTTGACGGACAAAAATTACATTCTCAAATCACTCCGCAGGGACAAATGCTATTTGATACCAACCAGGAACAAACGGATACAATTTTTAATTCATTAATTAAAGAATTCCGGCCTACTGTAGTAACTCAAAGCGTTGGTGCAATAAAAAAATATAATAAAGCAAATATTTATTCAGATAGTTTTGGCATTCAACAACGGAGCGCTGAATTACGTTCAATAACCCTTACTATCGATACAAATGAATGGATATGGTTCGATGGCAGGCGAAATCATATGATTAAGCCAAATGATATTATTGATGTTATTTCGCCGCAAATCTTTTTGAGCAAACGGACATCCTTTTTTGTTGAATCGGTAGAATTAATGAGCGATGAAAAATCGGCCACCGCAAATATTAAATGTGTATTGCCTCATGTTTATAATGGGCAGGATCCTGTAAATATATTTTCATGAAACTGGTGCAAGTTATATCAAGCCTTATAAAAGACACTATACTTTTTACGAAAGTAAAAAAAATGGGTAAAGATGTAGGTACCGGCTTAAATGCCACACCTTTTGGAATTGATTCAAATATCCCTGCAGGTTACAGGGCTATATATGCTGATACAGAAAATGAAAGTTTGAAAGTAATTATCGGATATGTTAATATTAAAGCATTGACAAAACCGGGAGAATTAAGATTGTTTTCAGAAAAATCCGACAAATCTTTAGGTTTTCAGATATATCTTAAAAATGATGGTACCTGCGAAATGAATGGAAATGCTGATTTCCTGGTCAGATTTTCGGCCCTTGAAACTGCTTTTAAAGGTTTGCAGACAAGTTTTAATGCCTTCGCAACTAATTATGTACCGGGAGGACCATCAACACAGGGATTACCGGCAAATATAACGCCTGATGTTTCAGATATTTCAGGCGCTAAAATTACAAATTTAAAAACTTCAATCAATGGCTGATGAAACTATAAAAGTAATGCAATTTGATCCGGTAACTGATGCCACCGGTGGCTGGATTTATATAGTTATTAATAATATCGATTACAGGATATCATTTGAAAATTTAATGGCTACGATTAATGGAAACAAAAATATTTTATTTTCCAATAAAAGCAATAATTTCAGTCAGGTGATACCTGCCAATACCAAGATTGCACGAATTGATTTTATAAGAATATCGGGTACTCCGGTTATAAAAGTAGGTACAACAGCCGGAAATAATGATGTAATTTCAGAAAATACATTAACAGCGCAGGATAATATTTTAGGCAATGGCATTGAATTGATTTGTGATGTCGGAAAAACATTATATTTCAGCATTTCAGGAGGGGCAGTCTCCGGTAATATTATTGTTGATAAAAATTACTTGCCGGTATAGGTTTATTGACAAAATTTTGTTAAAATTTGCTAAATAGTTTAGCAATCTAAATATTACGAATATGGCAATTGCAACATTTTATACAGGTTCGGATATATCCAGGAGCATTAAAAAGAAAGATGCATTGGGAATCTATCGTAACCTGGACAATTTTGCCGAGATTATAGTTTATGTTGCCAATGGATTGAAACAGATTAAATTTTCCAAAACTGTTAAATCGGGATATATTCAATTGGTAAGAATATCGGAAACCGAATACCGATTTGATTTGACAAGTGACAATACGCAATATTTAGGAGCCGGAAATATAATCTGTGGAATAGATTTTATTGCAACTTCATCAGATGCCAGGGATGGAAGATTGAATGCAAAATGCGAAACTATCATATTTAAGTTAAAAAAATCAGTAACAGAAAGTGAACGATAATGGATACCGTTGAAATTATAGACGAATCGACGAATGAAGTTATTGAGATAACTGAAAATACTACTATTATCGTGCAGGGAAATGTCAATTTTAGAAAAGGAATTGCTATTCCGATAACAACTGCCGGATTGACAATTGCTTGGATTAATCCTTTGGGTGATTCTGGTAATGACTATATTTTAGAACCATTTTTTTACAATGAAACCGGATATAAAGGTTTTATCGTCACGAATAGAACTAATTACGGATTTACAATAATACCTGACGAAAATGGCTATTTTGAATATTATGCAGAATTAAGACTTTCAGAAATTGGAAAAGAAGAAAATATTATTGATATAACAACAGAAGGTTATGAAGTTAATTTTAGTTCAATATTAGGTATTTCGGGTAACAGTTATTTATTGAGAATATTTTGTTATAATAATACTGGTTATAAAGGTTTCAGGATTGAAAACAGGACCGAAACTGGGTTTACAATTTATCCTGACGAAAATTGCATACTTGAATATAAAGCAACTTTATTATGAAAAAAATTTTGATTTTATTAATGTTAATACCAGCAATATGTTTTGGGCAAAGTGGAACAAGAATATCGCCCGATACGGTAGTAACAAAAGTAATTAAAGCAAAAGGTTCAAATTATGTAATCTTTAAAAGTTATATTAAACTATCGAATAATGAAATCCTTGATACTATTTTGGATAACGTATTAACAAATTGGGACACTATATCAAAAATTCCAACAAAAAACTACTTGCAAAAGTATGTTAAAAATCATAGTTCTCTTATTGATACAATTATTCAAATTTCGACTAAGCAAAATTTAAAAGATAGTTGCAAGGCTATAAGTGCCAGATTAAATCAGAAAGGCAGTGGAAGCAATTCCCCAGATACAACTAAAACAGACATTATTGGACATTATGGAACGCAACATGATAAATTTGTTTTAAATGCATCAATAAATACAAAAGTTAACAATTCAGATTCAAGTTTATTTGAACGTAAAACAAACAAATCAAATAATACAANTTTAGGGACTTCAATTCAATATTATCCGACACAAAATGCAGTGAAAAGTTATGCAGATACAAAGAAGGCATCAAATGACAGTACAGGCGCTTCAGGTTATGAAAGAAATGGAGATGTAACGACAAAATTGGCATTNAAAGCAAATTTAATTTCACCATCATTCACAACTCCAATATTGGGTACGCCTCAGTCTGGTGCTTTAACTAATTGTACATTTCCAACATTAAATCAATCTACAACAGGAACAGCACATATATTACCATCTGACACAGCTAACAGATATAAAGCATCAACTAGAAAACTTGGTGATAGTTTATATGTCAAACAATCTCAACAAGTAAACGGAATATCTTTAGGTTCTGGAAATATTACTATT